AAATAGTTGACAAAGTTAAGGTAGAGATGCTACCCTTGAAGAATATATTAAATCGGTAATGAACAAACGTGATAAAGTTAGAGCACAAGTAAAGTCTAGATTTTACTATATGTTCTGGGGAACTGCCACTATATCTGTTGTAGCAGGGCAAATTTATCTTGGTACTTCTTACCGTGCTATGGGAAGATCAATGGATAGATGGTTTAACGAAACTGTTGATCTTATACAAAGACCACTTAGAAGAAATAGTGGTCCTAATTATGAAGGACCTGAAGGGTTCTATGCACCAGTACCTAAACCAGAAGATTATATGACAGACAAAGCATATCCTATCTCATAAAAAAAGACCCTTCGGGGTCTTTCTTTTTGCTTTTACATAAGCACATCCTTGCAAATTCTTTTACAGGTCTGTTGGTTATCATCACATTCAATCAGACATTCGTAATACTCGTTTAGTTTGTAATTGTGGGAATCTTCATAAGATCCTGCTAACTGATTGTATGATACCAAATTATGTTGCATACAGATCACCTCCCTTTTGAATCGGTTTTACACATAACAAATGCGTTTTCAGTGCATCTTGTTGACCTAAATTCTACCACTATTTATGTGTGTGTGAACCAACAACTACACAGTCAGTAACAGGGTATTTACACCTAAATAATACTGACACCCGAAAGATCGTAATGTCACACTACACAGTCGGATGGGACGACTCTAAACATATCCATCACGAAATTTGCGAATACGCAGAAAATTCTTGGGAAGCAGCACAGAATGCTAAGAAGGATGTACCTTATCTAAGGGAGCATCCTTTTTCTATGAATGAAATTCTGAACGAGGATCATAGGCTTGAATAGATTCAAAGAGATATTACCACCAAAACCAAAACCTACTTTTTTCCAGTTGTTACAAAGGTATGTCAGGATTTTAATACGAAAAAAAAGACGTATTCAAAGATTAAATAGATACTACTAATATTACCTATTAGTAAATGTTATCTACCGCATATCGATTGAGGATGGAAGCAATCTGTAAAGCCATCGCAGCAGGACAAGAAGTTGAATTGGAGGATATGTTATGGGCGACGAAACTAGCAAAAGCAAACACATCAGCGAGAGGTATGTTAAGTTCAGCAAGAAGGATGGCATCAGATCCAGACTCAACTTTTCTTAAGTTCTTGGATATAGGAGACTCGGATTCAAGAAGACATAGAAGGGGTTTCAGTGGTGCAGATGACATAGCAGATTGGTTCCATAACGATAAACGATCAGATGATTGGAGACAACGTGACTGAATATGAAAAGAGAGCACTCGATCCTTGTTGGCAACACAAACAAAAATGTGTCGCAATGTTCACCCTCGATTCACACAACACTAGCTACCTATATCGAAGAGAAGATAACACATATTACTGGCAGCATTGTAGAAAGGAAACGGAAGACGACCTCCTCATAGATGCCGATAATATACAATTAGATTTGTTTGGAGACCCAATCTTATCAAAATCTTTTATAATGAAAGAGATCTTCTCAGTATAAATACCTATATGAAACAATTCAATACTTTTGTCTTAGATACTACAATCTATATCTTAGACTTTCTCTACAGAGGTAGAGACTTTCAAAGGTTTTGGGTTCTAGAAGTTATTGCTAGAGCACCATACTTTTCATTTATCAGTGTGTTACATTTTCGTGAATCACTTGGTCTACGAGGTGCAGAACACATATATCTAATGAAGGAACACTTTTATCAAGCACTCAATGAAACAGAACACTTGGAAGAGATGGAACTTAGAGAGGGTAATAGGTATTGGATCGATAGATTCTTCGCTAAACACTTGGTTCTTCTTTACTATTGGATTATGGTTGCTTATTATTTCGCTAGTCCCTTAGATGCGTACGACATCAATATGAAAATTGAGAAACACGCATATGAAACTTACACGAAATACCTTGCATACCATCCAGAAGATAAAAAGATTGCTGAGATAGCAGAGGATGAATTAAAACACGCTAAAGAATTACGTCACGCAATGTCTCTGATCTAATGGTCGTTTGGAGTATCGTTTGGATGATAGGGATACTTCTCGTTTGTGTCTCAGTTATGATATACTATATACTGAGATATGATCATTTCTTTCCAAATGAATAAGTTAGCGATAATACCTTTGTTATTTTTAACAGCGTGTGGAGAAGCACCTGTTACTGCTAGTGCTGTTGATGCTGATTTCTATGATCAACTTATAGAACAGTATCACGAAACACGAACTAAAAGAGATTACAGGGATGCTGGAGATGTTATAAATAGTGCATTAATGGAGTTTAATTATGGGAGCAATGACCCCACCAAGTCGGAAGAGTTGTTACAACTTCCGAGTAGTATCGATTGATAAGGTCGTTGATGGCGATACCATCGATGTAACAATAGATTTAGGATTTGATTTATATAAGAAAGAACGTGTTAGAATAGCGGGTATCGATACTCCTGAGAAAAGGACAAGAGACTTAGAAGAAAAGGCACTTGGTATTGATGCAACAAACTGGATGAAAGGCACACTTGAGGATACAATTAATGGAGACAATGAACTCATTATTCGCACTGAACTTAAAGGTGGGGTTGGTAAGTATGGTCGTCTGCTTGGTTGGTTATACGTGGGTGATGAAGAACTATCGTTAAATGAGCAAATGATTACCGAAGGGTATGCTTGGCCATATGATGGTGGATCTAAGAATAAGAACTTCAAAGAACTAATAGAGATACGTAAGTCAATGGGTACCTATTTTGAAGAAGCACCAGGTACACCATCATCAGTTGAGTAATGGCAGAGAATCAGATATATCTTGGTAATCCGAATCTAAAAAAAGCAAACGTACCAACAAACTTTACACCTAAACAGGTGAAGGAGTTTATAAAGTGCAGTCAAGATCCAGTCTATTTTATACGTAAGTATATTAGGATTGTATCTCTGGATGAAGGTGTTATACCTTTTAATATGTACGATTTCCAAGAGGAGATGGTAGATAGATTCCACCAAAATAGATTCAACATAGCAAAATTACCTCGACAGTCTGGTAAATCTACTGTTGTAACATCGTATCTTCTATGGTATGTAATATTCAACGATAATGTCAATGTCGCAATCCTCGCAAACAAAGCCCCGACTGCTAGAGAAATGTTGGGACGTTTACAGCTCAGTTATGAGAACCTTCCTAAATGGATGCAGCAAGGTATTATTGGTTGGAACAAGGGGTCAGTCGAATTGGAGAACGGATCTCGTCTCCTTGCTTCATCTACTTCTGCTTCTGCTGTTCGTGGGATGTCCTTTAATATTATCTTCCTTGATGAGTTTGCGTTCGTTCCGAATAATATTGCTGAACAGTTCTTTGCTTCTGTTTATCCTACTATCTCATCTGGTAAAAATACCAAAGTTATTATCATATCTACCCCTCACGGGATGAATATGTATTATAAGATATGGCACGATGCTGAAAGAAAGAAAAATGAATATATAACAACTGACGTACATTGGTCACAAGTTCCTGGTAGGGATGCTGATTGGAAAGAGCAAACTATTGCTAACACATCAGAAGCACAGTTCAGAGTTGAGTTTGAATGTGAGTTCCTAGGATCTGTTGACACTTTAATATCTGCAAGCAAATTGAGGTTAATGGTTTATGAAGATCCCATCGTTACTCAGAATGGACTTGATGTATATGAAGATCCTCAGAAAGAACATCAATATACTATTACTGTTGATGTTGCTAGAGGGATTGACGGTGATTATTCTGCTTTCACGGTTTTTGATACATCCACAGTTCCATATAAATTAGTTGCCAAGTATAGAAACAATCAAATTAAACCCCTATTGTTTCCTGATATTATTCATAAAGTTGCTAAGTCATATAATCACGCATACGTATTGATAGAAGTAAATGACGTTGGAGCACAGGTTGCAGACATACTTCAGTATGATCTTGAATATGATAATCTTTTAATGGCAGCAATGAGAGGTAGAGCAGGACAAGTTGTAGGACAAGGTTTCTCTGGAAGCAAAGTTCAACTTGGTGTGAAGATGAGTTCAGCAGTTAAAAAACTAGGTTGTTCTAACCTCAAAGGATTATTAGAAGATGATAAGATATTAATACAAGACTATGATATTATATCTGAACTAACTACGTTTATACAAAAAGGTCAATCTTGGCAAGCGGAAGAAGGATGTCACGATGACCTTGCTATGTGTTTGGTTTTATTCTCTTGGTTATGTGTACAAGATTACTTTAAAGAGTGTCACGATAATGACATTCGTTTAAAAATGTATGAAGAACAACGAGAAGCAATAGAGGCAGATATGGCTCCGTTTGGGTTTATTCAGGATGGTATGGATGACAATTCATTTGTGGATGATGACGGTGAACGATGGTTTACAGACGAGTATGGAGACCGTGCTTATATGTGGGAGTATCGTTGAAAGAAGGGGAATCATAAATAATTTCTAGAGAATATTTGAATTTTTTTTCAGGAGAATAAGCAATGGCATCTACCCAACTTTCACCAGGGGTCGTTGTACTTGAGAAGGATCTAACAACGGTTGCGAATGCGACCATTGATAATGTAGCAAGTGTTGTTGGTTCTTTTGAAAAAGGTCCCGTAAACAAGATTGTTGATATCACTTCTGAAAAGGAGCTTTTATCAGTCTTCGGTAGACCTAACGATTACAACTACGAATACTGGTACACAGCAGCACAGTTCTTACTGTATGGTGGTACATTGAAAGTGGTACGTGGTAACTCAACTGCATTGAAGAATGCTATTGACACAGCACAATTTACACTAACAACTTTCAGTGGATCTGACACAACCCTAACAGTAACTGCATCAACCGACATAGCAGCACAAGATTTTATCTTGATAGACGCTGAAATTATGAAGGTCACTGCTGTAGTCGGTAACGACCTTACTGTTGATAGAGGACAGTTATCAACTGCTGCTACAAGTCACGCAGCTGGTTCACAAGTAACATTAATTGAAGACGCAGGAACATCCACTACTATGAATCAAGGTGGAACCCTTGCTGCTGGTGGTACTTCATTAACAGTTACAGACGCATCAACACTAGGTGTTGGTACAAACGATTATATCAAGATCGCTGACGAAATATTACGAGTAAGTAATGTTGTTGGTAACGTATTGACAGTTAGCAGAGGAGAGTTGAGTACAACTGGATCTGCACAAACTGACTCACAGACCGTTACTAAATTAGTCGTTACTGCTGGTAAGACAACAATTAACGAAGCAACATCAACTGGTGTTACTGTTCCAATCATTAGAAACGTTGAGCAGTATGAAGCATCTGTTGAGTCTGCATCTAACAACTGGAAGTGGGGTGCAAGAACACCTGGTCTTTACGGTAACTCAATAAGAGTCGTAATGACTGACGCTGGTCCTGACCAGATCCTTTCATTAGCACAACCAACATCTGCTGAGTGGGAGTTTAGTACTACCACAGATATTTCTTACAGTGCTGCAAATGCCTCTGCTAAGATTTTTAGTTACACAATCGTTGCGACTCTAGATTCATCATCTATAGCTGGGGACTTTGCTAAAGATGAAGTTTGGAGAGCAGAAACTGATGCTGGTGTAGCAATCGCTGTACAGGGAACTGTTAAAGCATATGACCCTATTACAAGAAAGATTGAACTTTCAATCAACTACTCTTTATCTTCTGATGTATTAGAAGTTGGAGATACAATTTGTGTTTGGACAACTGCTAGTGGTGGAACTAAGACAGGAGACAAAGCAAAGATTGAATCTGTTGAAAGACAACTATCAGTTGTAACTGGTGCATCTAGCGTTCACTTCGCTGCAAACTACACACTTGCAGATGACAATGGTAGCATTTCTGTTGCTTCAGTTCGTTCTGCATACGATGATCTATACTTCGGTGGTGGTCAGAAATGGTCAAACATCGCAGCAAGACCTACAACTTCTCCGTGGGTTTCAGATCGTGGTGGTGACAACGACCAAATGCACATACTTGTATTAGATGGAGATGGAAAACTAACTGGATCACCAGGTTCAGTTCTAGAGAAGTTCCTCTTCGTATCTAAAGCATCTGATGCTAAAGGTGTACAAGGAGAAACAATATACTATAGAGATGTAATAAAATCTAGATCTCAATACATTTACTGGGGAGCACACGAAACAGGATCCATTATGGATGTTGATGGTAGTGCTACTGGTGATATTGGTGGATCAGGTATTAGCAGATCATTTGATTTACTAAAACAGTCTGCTGCTATTAAAACTAATGAGACATCATTAGGTCGTGAAATTATTGGAACTACTGATAGTTCTACTGTTAAGTACACATTACAAGGTGGTACTGACGGATATACACTTTCACGTTCAGAGATACTTGCAGGATTTGATCTTGTTGCTGACAAAGAAACTATTGAAGTTGACTACATCCTAATGGGTCCTTCAATGGCAGATACAAGTGACACTGTTGCTAAAGCACAGAAGATCATTGATATCGCTGCAACTCGTAAAGATTGTATCGCATTTGTATCACCTCCAAGAGGAGATATAATCGGTGTATCAGAGACATCAGTTATAGTTAACAAGACTATTGATTTCTACAATCAGTTATCTTCAACTTCATACGCTGTATTTGATAACAACTACAAGTACATTTACGATAAATACAACGACAAGTATCGCTACGTTCCTTGTAACGCTGATACTGCTGGTTTGACATTAAGTACAACACTTAATTCAGAAGCGTGGTTCTCTCCTGCTGGATTCAACAGAGGACAACTACGTAACGCAATCAAACTTGCATACTCACCACTTAAGGATCACAGAGATAGATTGTATGCTGCACGTGTCAACCCAATAGTAGCATTTCCTGGTCAAGGAATTGTATTATTCGGTGACAAGACAGGTCTTTCATATCAATCTGCATTCGACAGAATCAACGTTCGTCGCTTGTTCTTAGTATTAGAAGATGCAATCTCTGATGCAGCAAAGACACAACTCTTTGAATTAAATGACGAGTTCACTCGTGCTTCATTCAAGAACATTGTCGAACCATTCCTACGTAGTGTTCAATCACGAAGAGGAATTATTGACTTCCTAGTTGTTTGTGACACATCAAACAACCCATCCGAAGCGATTGATCGTGGCGAATTCTTTGCCGAGATCTTCGTTAAACCAACAAGGTCGATAAACTACATTACACTAACCTTCACTGCAACTAGAACAGGTTCTAGTTTCTCTGAAGTAACTAATTGATCTCAAGAGAAATCCTTTAAGGAGTAACTAACAAATGGCAGAAGCACAACCAGGACAGGTAGAACAGAGTTCAGTAAGAGCTCCGATATTTACCTTCCGTGATCAAGTAAGAGACTTTGCACGTCCCAATCTGTTCCAAGTAGAGATCTATGCACCTCCTGTTCTACAGGATAGTGTAGGTCCTCAATCAGGAGCAGTGGCGGGTAGTGTTGCAGAAGTATCTGAAAACACATCAGGAGCATCACAACTTAACGCATCGGAAGCATCAGCATTCGGTACATTCCTTGTAAAAGCAGCAAACATTCCTTCATCTGTTGTCGGAGTTGTTGAAGTGCCTTACAGAGGAAGACAACTAAAACTTGCTGGTGATCGTCAATTTGAACCTTGGACAATAACTGTTCTTAACGATCAGTCATTCAAGTTCAGATCATTCTTTGAATCTTGGTCAACAAACATCCAAGCATTACAACAGAACTTCCAGAACGCTAACACAATGGCTGAATACCAAGCAATGGCTAAGGTCAGACAGATGGATAGAAAGGGTAAGATTATTCGTACATACAAGTTCGAGGGTATCTGGCCATCTAACATCAGTTCCATTGGTTTAGATTGGGGAACAACTGACACTCCAGAAGAGTACACAGTTGAATTCCAAGTACAGTACTGGACTTATGACAACGACGTTAACACTGGAAACGCTGGATAAGCGGTTTTAAAACTCGTATAAATAATAAGATAAACAATAGAAAGTAAGAATGTCCCAACTCTTTGGTTATTCTCTTGAACGTGCTAAGAAGGATCGAAATAAAGGTCCTTCTTTTGTGCGTCCAGAGTCAGATGACGCAGCGACACCAGTTGCGGGTGGTGGTTATTTTGGAACCGCCATCGATCTTGATGGAACATTTAAGGACGAAAATGATTTAATTCGTCGTTATAGATCTATGTCTATCCACCCTGAGTGTGATAGAGCAATCGATGATGTTGTTAACGAAG